GCCGCGCCCGTGGTCGCCATCATCGGCGCGCTCGCCGCGCTGTTCAAGTGCCTGTGGGACACGAACGAGGGCTTCCGCAGCGCGGTCACCGAGGCATGGAACCAGATCGCGGCGGTGCTCGGAGAGTGCTGGGCGGCCATCCAGCCCGTGCTCCAGGGGTTCGTGGACGGCCTCATGGGCATCTTCAGCGCCGTGGCGCAGGTCGTGGCTCAAGTGGTCGAGGCGGTGCTGCCCGTCGTGGTACCCATCCTCACGACGCTCCTGCAGGTCGCCACCACCGTGTTCACCGGGATCCTCACGACGGTGACCGCGGTCATGAACGCGGTGTCCGAGGTCATCAACGGCGCGTGGAACGTCATCAGCGGGATATTCCAGACCGTGCTCGGACTCATCATAGGCATCGTCACCGGCGACTTCTCGATGATGCAGGACGGCATCAGCTCGGTCATGAGCGGCATACAGGGCGTCATCTCCGGAATCTGGAACGCCATCAGCGGCATCGTGTCCGGCGTGCTCGGCACCATCTCCGGCGTGGTCTCCACGGTGTGGAACGCGATAAGCAGCACGATCGGCGGGGTGCTCGACGGAATCTTCAGCAAGGTGTCCGGGGTCTTCAACAGGGTCAAGGACACGGTCTCGAGCGTGTTCAGCTCCATCAGGAACACGGCGTCCAACATCTGGAACGGCATCAGGGACACCATCGGCAACGCGATAAACGGCGCGAAGGACACCGTCTCGAACGTCATCAACGCAATCAAGGGGTTCTTCAACTTCAAGTTCTCGTGGCCGCACATCCCGCTGCCCCATATCAGGTATTCGCTCATAGAGGTGCCGCTCCTCGGCAAGATACCGAACCCGGCGACCCTGTCCATCAGCTGGTACGCCAAGGGCGGCGTCTTCAACGGGCCGAGCGTCATCGGCGTCGGCGAGGACGGCCCCGAGGGCGTCGTGCCGTTCAACAAGCGAGGGGCCGCGCCGCTCGCAGAGGGCATCGCGGAGCAGCTCGAGAAGCTGGGCGGCGGAGCTGGCGGCGACACGCATGTGACCATCAACGTGTACGCGACCGTGCGGGAGGAGGCGGACATCCGCAAGCTCTCGCGCGAGATCGCCAAGGAGATCAAGAGGACGCAGCTGAGGCAGGGGGCGTACGCGTGATATACAACGGCTTCGACTTCTCGCCGTGGTTCACCACGAGGCTCATGACGCGCTCGCTGCTGCCCGGGTACGCGATCGAGACGCAGGACATCCCCTACCGGGCGGGCGAGCGGTTCATGCGCGCCAAGCTCAAGCCGCTCGTCATCAAGGTGCGGGCGGAGTGGAGGGCGCGCCCCTCCGACGACATGGCCGCACTCCGCCGCACGATGGCCGCCAGGCTGCTATGCCTCAAGGAGGCCCCGCTCCACCTGGACGACGAGCGGCACCTCGGGCTCTACTACATGGCCGTGCTGACATCCCCCGGGGAGCTGGACAACCTCTGGCACACGGGCGGCGCGGAGCTTGAGTTCACGGCCTACGACCCCATAGCGTACGGCGCGACGAGACGCGGCGCCGTGGGGTACAGCACCGCGCTGTCCGTGGGCGGCACGAGCGAGACGCGCCCGGTCATCGCGTGCAAGCCGGGCGGCTCCGCGAGCTTCCTCAAGCTCACAAACATGGACACGGGAGAGTTCGTGCAGATCAACGAATCGCTCACCTCCTCCTCGGAAGTGGTCATCGACATGACCAAGGAGCAGGTGACGGTCGGAGGGCAGAACCACGCCGTGACCTACGAGAGCGACTTCTTCGCGCTGCAGCCCGGGCGCAACAACCTGCGGCTATCCAGCGGCACGGGAACCATCGAATGGACTGAAAGGCACATAGGCTGATGCGGCTCTGGGTGACGGACAGATGGGAGAACTTCAAAGGCCCCATCAAGACGCTCTTCGAGTGCGTGGACACGCGCGAGGTGAACGGCGAGAACGCGCTGTCCATCTCGTGCCTCGCCGCGCTCGACAAGGGCGACCGCATCGTGTGGCAGGACAAGAAGGGCCGCTGGCGCGAGAACATCGTGGACGGCGTGACCGAGACCCGCGCACGCGCCGGCATCGTCTACAGCTACTACTGCCCCAGCTCGGCGCAGGTCGAGCTGTCCGGCGACTACCTCGAGGACAAGCGCCCGCTGAACACCACGGCGAGCGTGGCCATGGCGTCCGCGCTGTCCGAGAGCCGCTGGACGGTCGGGTCCGTCGCGGACCTCGGGCAGGGCGGGACGAACTTCTACCACACCAACGCGTGGCAGGCCGTCCACGACGTGGCGGACACATGGGGCGGGGAGCTCGAGTTCGAGGTCGGCGTGTCGGGCAGCGAGGTGACCTCCCGCCGCGTCCACCTGCGCGAGCGAGTGGGCGCGGACACCGGCAAGCGGTTCACCTACACCAAGGACCTCGCGAGCGTGACGCGCGAGGTGGACGAGGGAAACGTCGTGACCGCGCTCTACGGTTACGGCAAGGCGCCGGAGAGCACCGACGAGGACGGGAACCTCACCGGGGGCTACCAGCGCAAGCTGACCTTCGGCGACGTCAACGGCGGGAAGAACTGGGTCGGCGACGCCGACGCGCTCGCCCGATGGGGCAGGCCGGACGGCAGGGGCGGCAGGACCCATGTCTTCGGCGACGTCGAGTTCGAGGACTGCGAGGACGCGCGCGAGCTGCTCTCGCTCACCAGGGGGGAGCTGAAGGGCCGCTGCACGCCGAAGGCCTCCTACGAGGTGGACGCCGTCTCGCTCGCCCGCGCCGGCGAGGGCTTCGAGGGCGCGGACGAGGGCGACACCGTCCTCGTGATCGACAAGGTGTACGACCCGCCGCTGCGCGTGCAGGCCCGCATCACGAAGGTCGAGGAGGACCAGCTGACCGAGGGCGGGGCGACCTACACCATCGGCAACTTCCAGACCGTCGGCGAGGTCATGGCCGCGCAGAGGTCGAGCATCTCCAAGGCGACCTCCAGCCTGCGCCAGACCATCACCGAGGCCGTCAACGCGTCGAACGCCGCGTCCTCCACCAAGTGGGGCGAGAACCTCGCCGACGCCAAGAAGTACCTCGAGGCGTTCACCAGCGACGGCGTGGCGGGCGCGAAGGACTACACCGAGCAGATCGCCGGGGAGCTCGACGCCGCCCTCAAGGAGTACGCCGCGAACGGGGACAAGACGCTCGAGGAGCTGCTGAAGAAGTACACCGACGACGGCATCCTCAATCTCGACGAGGTGCTGCGCCTCTACACGCAGACCTCCATCGAGCAGAGCGAGGCCGCGCTCAAGGCGATCGACGAGGCGAACAAGAAGTACCTCCTGAGCATCACCGACGCGCTCGACAAGTCCCTCGACGCGGCGACCGGCGCCATCGACGCGCTGCAGGCGCAGCTCGACAAGGTGCCGACCGACATCCAGGAGCAGATCATCGGGATGCTCAACGCCGAGCTCAACACGACCGGCGGCTGGGTGTACGAGGAGCCCGGCAAGGGCATCATGGTCTACGACAGGAAGCCCGCCTCGGCGACGAAATGCGTGAAGATCGGCGGCGGTGCCATCGGCGTGGCGAACACCAAGGACTCGTCCGGCAACTGGGTGTTCAGCACCGCCATAAACGGCGACGGCATCGTGGCGAACAGGCTGACCGGGCGCATCCTCGTCGGGGACAACAGCTACCTCGACCTCGAGAGCGGCACGGTCTACCTGCGCAGCGGCAACATCCTCATCACCGACAGCAACGGAAACAAGGTCTACATCAACGCGACCAGCGGCTTCCAGGTGCGCGACAAGAACAACGCCATCATCGCCGGCACCGTCATCATGGCCGACGGCACGGCGATGTTCCGCTGCAACATGGTGGGCACGTCCTCGACCAACTACATCACGACGGGCACGACCGCAAACGGGCGGCCCGGCGCGTCGTTCATCAACGGGGACGCGAACTACTTCGAGGTGGAGGCGCTGCACGCATCGGACGATCCCTCGAAGGCGACCAAGGCGTGCGGACTCTCGGTGCTGGACTACGGGTTCCTCACCGCCAACCGGTACTACCGGCAGGCATGGCTCACGCCGCCCGTCTACAAGGGCTTCATGAGCCATCCCCCGCAGGAGCTCTACCTGCGCGCCGCCGGGAGCGAAGACGGCGGATCGGGCTTCGTGGCCCTTCGGGACAGCCCGGATGACCAGATCTACATAGACGATGACAGGCTCGACATAGACAGCACCGGGACGGCCCGCATCAGGGCACCGCAATTCGCCGTCGGGACCGATCCGAACAAAGGCGGGACCTACGGGATAACCGGCTCGAGAAAAGTCGTGACATCCGTCTACAACGGCAGCGACGGCCGACTCCACTGGACGTTCGGAACCGTGAACTTCATCAACGGCATCTGCACCAGCTGGCCGACAGATTAGGAGGAGGAATGGAACAAAAGGAACCGAAACGGACGCCCGAGCCAGCCCACGAGGAACAGCCGAGGGCCGAGGAGGGTGTCATGGCCGTGCGCGCGAGGGCGGAAGACCCCGCGCTCGCGCGCACCGTCGCCGCCATCGCCTCGGCCGTCTCGGAGCTCGTGGACCCGGCATCCGCCGCGACCCTGCGCGAGGCCGCTGCGGACCTCATGAAGGGAGCGGAAGATGGCAACGCATGAGATGACGCTGGACGTCGACAAGTCGGTCGCTCTGGCGGCGGAGGTCGTGACCGCGCGCACAGGGGACACCGGGACCGTCATAAAGGCCGCGATCCTCAAGGACGGCGCGCCGATCAGCGGCGCGACGTCGGCGCGCTTCCTGGCCGTCCGCCCGGACCACACGTACATCGAGCAGGCCGCCACGATCTCGGGCGGCACCGCCACGGTCACGCTCGACCCCCGCGCGCTCGCCGTGCCCGGGGTCATCAAGACGGCCTACTTCCGGATCGAGGCGGGCACGGGCACGGAGACCACCCCCGACATCTGGATCACGGTCATAGCGGACGCGGAGACCGGCTCCGATGGGGCGTCCGGCCCGTTCGTCTCCCGCATCGAGGAGATCATCGAGGAGCTGCAGGCGGTCAAGAGGTCCACGCTCGCGTCCAGGGACGCCGCGAACTCCGCCGCGTCCGCCGCGAACAGCGCGGCCCAGTCCGCCAACGCCAACGCGGCAGAGGCGTCCAAACAGGCCGCGGCCGCGAGGTCCGCCGCGCAGCAGGCCAACGCCGCCGCCAAGCTGGCCAAGCCCTACCACATACAGGACGCCGAGCCGCCCTACGACGAGCGCGTGGACGGCGCGATGTGGCTCAAGACCGAGGGCGACCGCGTCGAGAGCGCCAACAAGTGGGACTCGACCCTGCCGGGCCTCGGCCTGTACCCCGGGGCGGACACGTACCCCGGCGCGGACACCTTCCCGGGCAAGGCCGGGGACTGGCGTAAGTACACCTTCTAGAGAGGAGACAACCATGGACGAGCAGAAGAGCGAGCAGCAGGGCGCCGAGGCGGTCGAGGTCGACCCCGGCATGTCCGTCGTCCCAGAGGCGGGCCTTGTGGACGTGCCGACGATCATCCCGGAGCTTGACTCCGCGCTCGCGGCGGTGCCCTCCAAGCTGCCCGCCTACGTGACGACCACTTGGAAGAACAAGCCGAGCACCGCGACCCCCGTGACGGCGGAGGTCATGACGCGCGTGGAGCAGCGCCTCGTCGACCTGACCAACGCGGTGAACGCGCTCCGGGATTCCGTATCCCAAAGACTTCTCACCGATTTGAAGGCGAACGAGGAAAAGATCTCGCTGAACGACCTGACCAAGACGGGGCTGTACGTGGCCTTCTCGCCCGACAACGCCCCGTCAACGGTCGAGGGCTCGTGGGTGACCGTCATCAACGTCATCCTGGCCAACAACGTCAACTACAGGTCGCAGATTCTCTGGAGCAATAACGCGTCTTACGGCGCTTGGCTGCGCAACTGCACAAGCGGCTCATGGGGCGAGTGGGCGAGGCTGTAGCGCGCATCGCGCATGGCCCCTATCCGCGCGTCAGCGTGAAATCGCGGAACGAGAAGACAGCAAGGGTTCCGTTCATGCCGGTCACCGATACGTCTATCGATGTATCGGCGTCCTTCTTCACGGTTATGTTGGTGCCGGACAGCCTGCTTACGTTCGGCTCACCAGCGCCCCTGTGCTCGATTAGTGCGCAGACGCTGGACGACCCGAACAGGAGGTAAGTCTGCCATTCAGATCCGTTGATGTGCAGCGTCTGCCCCGGGCCGAGCGGCGATGTGCGGATATGAACGCCGGGGTCGATGTGGGATACGGAAGGCCGTCATGCCCTGCTCCACACCGTTACCTTGAGTCCGCTGACCGTGGCCCCCGGCTGACCTATCAGCCAGTACCTGAATACGGCAAAGGGCGTGACGGGCCTGACGTAGTCATACGTGGAAAGGTCGATCCTGACGACGTTCCCGAGCGAACCGCCGACGGCGCTCATGAAGGCCGGGACGGTCGCGAACGAGAAGAAGCCCTGGTCTCCAATGAGGGCGTCCCCGATCTCGACCACGACGGGCTGGCCTACGGAAGGCCCTTATGGTTTAACCCACACCATGAGCCTGAGGCCACTCACGGTCGTATTCGCCTGACCAATCACCCAGTAGTTAAGAATGCTGAAAGGCGAGACTGGGGTCACAGACGAGTAAGTCTCTAGGTCGATTCTGATTATGTTTTCAACCGAGCCTCCGATGGCCGTCATGAACGCCGGGACGGTGAAAAGCTGGAAGTAGCCCTGGTCTCCGATCAGAACGTCTCCAACATCAACGCTGACGGGCTGGCCTACGGAAGGCCGTCATACAGCATCGAGTAGCGCGTCGCCGACCTCCGCCATGCCCTTCCGCATGGCGTCCGCGAAGCAGTCCTGCGCCCTCTGCACCACCGCCTTGGTGCTCATGAGGTAGTGCTGCAGGCACGTGCTCACGCTCGTGTGGCCGAGCGCGACCGACACGTCGGCGAGGGCCGCGCCGCCCTCGATGGTGAGCGTGGCCCACGTGTGGCGCAGGCACTCCATCGAGCAGCGCCCCAGCCCCATGCGGCGGAGGAAACGCTTGAACCTGCTGTAGATCTGGCGCGGGGACAGCTCGCCGCGCATCCGGCCCTTGCGGCGCTGCCCGCGCAGCTGGCGAAGGCGCTCCAACGCGAAGCGGGGCAGCTTGAGGTGGCGGTCGGAGAGGCGCGTCTTGCAGCCGTACTCCACGGTGCCGCCCTGCGTGCTGTGCGCGCCCCTCTGCACGTGCACCCATCCGCTCCGCCAGTCGACGTCGCCCCAGTCCAGCCCCGCCGCCTCCGACGGGCGCAGGCCGAGCGCCGCCGCGCAGAGCACCACGGCCTCCCACGGCTGGCCCACCGCCGCCCTGAGAACGCAAGCCTCCTCGCGCGCGTCCATCGACTCGCGCCTGTACACGGGCTTGGGCGGCAGCTCCACGCCCTGCGTCGGGTCGAAGATCTCCAGGTCGAGCGAGCGGATGGCCCAGCGCATGACCTGCCGCAGGCACTTGAGCGCCTTCTCGGCCGCGCCGGGCGTGGGGATGGAGTCCACCCACTCCTGCACCTCGCGGCGGCGTATCGACTCCAGCTCCCGGCCGCCCCACGCGGGCAGCACGTGGCACCGCAGCCCGGAGGCGTAGCCCTCCAACGTGGTCCGGCGGAGCTTCTTCGACTTGGCCTCCATGTAGGCGGAGCAGGCGTCTGACAGCAGCATTTTCGAGTCCTTTCTCACGAGAAAAATCCCAGACCGTTTTACGCCAAAACGCGCCCAAACGGTCTGGGATTTCAGGCGGCGACACCTTCGAAACAATGCGCTCGAACGGGACATCGGGGGAGGTGAGACATGCCTGAGAACTTTTTATGGCAGCTCGTCCTGCAACTCGCGATGCTCTGCATCACCGGCGTTGCGAGCTGGCTCGGCGGAAAGATCAGCGGCTCCAAGGAGGAGCGCGAGCGGCGCGAGAGCCAGCAGCAGGAGGAACGCGACCTGAACAGGCGCATCTTCCGACTGCTGCTGCGCTACCGCCTCCAGGACCTCCACGAGCACTACGTCCTCGGCGGGCGCCCCTGCCCCGTCGAGGTCAAGCAGGGCATACAGGAGGTCTACGAGCTCTACCACTCCCTCGGCGGCAACGGCCAGGGAACCCACATGTACAAGGAGCTCATGGAGCTCCACGTTGCGTGAGAGGAGCAACGGATATGGATGAGAAGACCATCGAGATGGGCGACGAGCCCGTCGACATCCCGGACGACACACCGGTGGAGGACTACGTCAAATACTGGCTGCCCGGCTGGCTCTACGATGTCCTGAAGTGGGCCGGCCTGCTCGCCATCCCGGCGTGCGCGGCGATCTACACCGGGCTCGCGTCCGTATGGGGCTGGCCATTCGCCGGCGAGGTCGCGCAGACGGCGGCTATCGTGTCCACCGGCGTCGGCGTGCTCCTCGGCGCGGCGGAGGCCACCAAGAAGCGTGGCGACGCCGCTTAGCCTCGCGGCCGCGCTGTCCGCGGCGATCTTCCCGCAGCCCGCGCCCGCTCCCGCCGCCTGGGAGCTACCGGCGGTCATGGCCGAGGAGCGCCTCGCGGAGGAGACCGAGGAGTTCGAGCGGGAGCGGGAGCTGTGGCACGAGCGGTACGGCCCGCGCTCGATGCCCTCCTACTACCAAGACGACCCCGCATGGGCGTCCACCCCCTACGCGCACGGCGGCACCATCGCGGGCAACGGCTGCGGCCTCACGGTCGCGGCCATGAGCCTCGAGTGGTGGACCAGGGAGCAGTGGACGCCCGCCCGGCTCGCCGCCGAGGTCGGCGACTCGTGCACCGTCGGCGGGCTCAACTACATGCCGGCCTTCGCCGACTTCGCCCGGTCGCTCGGGCTCTCGGCCACCGGGCAGTACTGGGACATCCGGCGCGCGATAGCGGACGCCCGCTCCGGAAGGACGGTCTGGTGCGCGGGTGGCGGGCGGCTGGGCGACTCAAGCTACGGCGGGCACCTCGTGCTGCTGTGGCAGGACGAGGGCGGCGCGCTCCGGATCAACGACCCCGCGTCGAGCGGGAACACCCGCGCCTGGACCGAGGAGGAGATCCTGGGCGCGGGCGGCTACTGGACGTATTCCATCTCCGTTTGGAAGGAGTTTTAGATGGAAGAGGAAATCAAGACCATGTTCGACGAGCCCGGCGAGGGCGAGCAGGAGCCGGAGAACTCCGCGATGGGCTCCAAGTGCGAGGAGGCGTCCGAGTAATGGCAGGCATCCTACCGACCATCATCGACGTCTCCGAGCACCAGGGCCGCATCGACTGGGACGCGGTGAAGCAGAACGTCCATTTCGCGATCATCCGAGTCCAGGACGGCACGTACCACGACGTCCGCCTCGCCGAGAACATCGCGGCGGTCGAGCGCCTGGGCATCCCTTACTACTGCTACGGCTTCTACCGCAACGGCGGCGCCGTCGAGGCGGCCCGACTCGTCTCGCGCGCCAAGGCCGCCGGGGCGAAGTCGTGCCGCGGCTACGTGCTCGACGTGGAGGTGGGAGGCCAGTCCGTCGCTGGCATCCTGTCCGCGGGCAACACGCTCGCCCAGTCGGCCGGGGACAACGGCGTGTACATCGCCAACCACCTGTACGGCCAGTACGCCTCCGTGGCGTCCCAGCCGTGGGTGAAGTGGACCTGGATCCCCACCTACGGGGTGAACGACGGGGCCGCCCACACGCCGCCCCGCCACTACTGCGACCTGTGGCAGTTCACCTCCACGGGCCGCGTGCCCGGCATCGGCGGCAACGTCGACTGCAACGCCCTGAACGGCAAGCGCGATCTCGCGTCCTTCACCGCCGGCGCGAAGCCCGTCGAGCCCGCGCCCTCCGGGCCCGCCGACCAGTCCCTGCCGCTGCACGTCCTCGTGGGCAACACCCTGGCGGGCATGTACGGCGACGGCGACGCGCGCAAGGCGAACCTCGGCGCCCGCTACGACGAGGTTCAGGGCGCCGTGAACCACGTCTGCTCCGCCAAGACCTCCGTCCTCGCCGACGAGGCGCAGGCGGGCAAGTGGGGCAACGGCGACGAGCGCAAGCGCGCGCTGGGCACGCGCTACGACGAGGTGCAGGCCGAGATCAACCGCCGCGCGGGCCTCGGCGGCAAGTCCGTCGACACGGTGGCCGACGAGGTCATCGCCGGCAAGTGGGGCAAAGGGCAGGACAGACGTAACAGGCTCTCCGCCGCGGGCTACGACCCGGACGCCGTGCAGGCGAAGGTCAACGCGAAGCTCGGCGTCACCGCGTCCACCGCGCGCTGCTACGTCGTGAAGTCCGGCGACACGCTGTCCGGCATCGCCCAGAAGGTGGGCTGGGGCGGCAACTGGGCGGGTCTCGCGAACAAGAACGGCATCGCAAACCCGAGCCGCATCTACCCGGGCCAGAAGATCTACTACTAGCACGGAGCCCCTCCCCGGAGGGGCTTTTCCATGCCGCGGGAGGGCGGGTTCCGTTCGCATTTTTTCGCATTCCGGTGCGCGATTCGCACTTTTTCGCATAAGTTACGGCAACTTACGGGACGTTACAGGAAACAGAAAACGTCCCCTGAGCTGCGATAACTCAGGGGACGCATCATTCACACTGGCGGAGAGCTGGGGATTCGAACCCCAGAAGGGCTTTGGGGCCCTTACTCGCTTAGCAGGCGAGCACCTTCGGCCTCTCGGTCAGCTCTCCGTGACAGCCAGTCGATAATAACGCACTTTCCGCTCCTTGAACAGGGGCGCGTGCAAGATTCAAAAACTAGGCGAAGAAGCACTCTTCAACCGCGATGTTGTCGCGATGCTCGCACACGGCGCTCCAACTGAACCCGTCGGCGAGCTGATCGGCCGTGCGCGGCTCGGGACTGGACACCAAGCCCGCCACGTACGCAAGCCGGCCCAGCAGCGCCCCGGGCGTTCCAAAATGCTCGCGCAGCACGCCCATATCACAGTCGCGATCGCGCTTGGACAGGCGGCGACCGTCGGGGGCAACGAGCAGTGGCACGTGTGCGTAGCTGGGATGGGCGTAGCCGAGCAGGTCTTGCAGATACATCTGGCGAGCCGTCGAACCCAGCAGGTCGCAACCGCGCACGACCTCGTTCACACCCATGTCGGCATCGTCAACCACCACGGCCAGCTGGTAGGCGTACACGCCATCGCTTCTGCGGACGAGGAAATCGCCGCATTCCTCTGCCAGCACCTCGCGCTGCGGGCCATACGTACGATCCTCAAAGTGCATCACGCCCGCATCGCCACCTGCTGCGCCCCTCGATGCCGCCGCGCCACGGGTGCCTCGCTCGCTGCAATCCCCGAAAGTTAACTCTCGCGGCATTGAATTGCCAAAATCGGTCAATTCGGTCTTCGAGTGTTTACTCTCGGACGCAAAAGATTCAAAGGGTCCTCGAGAAGACGCGATCCCCTGCACCGGCGGAACCTTTAGCCGCAGCGCCGGTGGGCGCGCTTTGGAACGAGCGACGACTTCGGCCGCCGTGAGTCCACGACATGTCCCCGCATACACAGGTGTCCCGTCGCTCGCATGAGGAGCGCTGGCGGCATGGAGCTCCGCCCGCGTGCAAAAGCACGGGTACACAAGGCCCATGTCGTCGAGCCGCCTCACCGCGTCGGCATACAGATCGATCCGATCGGTCTGATAATATGGACCCTCATCCCAGTCAAGGCCCAACCAGCGCAAATCGTCCATGAGCAGTGCGTCCCACGGTCCGCTGCGGGCCCGATCGTCCAGATCCTCGATACGCAGCACGAGCTTGCCACCCTGACTGCGAACCGACAGCCACGCCAGCAGGGAGGCAAGGATGTTGCCCAAGTGCATGCGGCCCGTGGGAGACGGGGCAAAACGCCCCACCACCTGGGCCACATTGCTGTGAAGAGAGGGGGCGCTGGCAGCGCTCGAAGACACCACCGTGTCGGTAGCGTCAGTGACGTTGACTGCACCCACGGAGTCCGCGGCATCCACGTAGCCAGGGCCCACGGCATCCACGCAGCCAGCGCTCTCGTCAGTCGGGTCGGCAGCCCTCACGGTCCCTATGCCCACGGGTCACGCTCAAAGAGGGGTTCGGGGTCGGGGCGACGGTCGGAATACGGGTCGTAGCCGTCATCGTCCTCATTCTCCGCACGGATGCACGGATCCCGATGCAGCGGATCGTCCGCGTCCGTCACGTGCTTGCATTCATCTGCCAT